TCAGCCCTCCTGACCGGCCTCCTGCTGGGCGCGCTCCTCGTCCTCCCGGACCCCCGCCTCCACGGCGGCCGCAAAGGCCTCCCGGTCGTGGGCCGCGAAGGCGTCCACCAGAGCCTCATAGTGGCCGCCGATGAAGGCGTTGATGCCCTGCTCGGTCATACCCTCGGGGATGGGGTTGGCCGCCTTGTGGTGGGCCAGAGCAACGGTCAGGTCGGGCAGGTCCATGTCCTCACAGGTCTGGAAAATGTCATAGATGTAATTGGCGTTCATGTTGTTTTCTCCTTCCGTGTTGTCAGTTGTGTGTTACTTACTCAGCTGCTTGGCCGCCTGATTGACGCCGGTGGCCGCAAAGCCGCTCACGATGCCAACCGCCAGGGCGGTCACCGGGTCCGTGGCCGGGAAATCCGGCACCGCCAGAGCCATGCAGGCAATACCCAGCAGTCCGCCGGACACGCCGCAGGCGATGGGGATCCACTTGTTGTCCACCCCGGACGCCTTGACCACCTGGCCGATCAGGTAGCAGATCACCGTGATGGCCGCCACGCTCGCAATCCCAAAGTCCATAGTCTCACCTCCCTTCACTTTTACAGGAAATCGTGCTTTTGTAGCCGTTCGTCGTACACCCTTCCGATGTTGGCAATGGCGTGGACAGCCCGGCTGTTGGGATAATCCGGGTGCTCCCGGCAGAACCGCTGATAGCGGTCGATCTCCGTCAGCACCTCGATGAACTCCTCCCGGGTGTGGGGGATGCTTCGAATCAGTTCCTGGTTGAACCGAAGGATCCTGGCCCGGTGCATATCCGCCGCCCGCTCATCATCGGTCTTGATGTGGTTGTCCAGCTTGATCCGGGTCCGCTCCAGCTCGGCCAGCACCTCCGCGTTGATGGCCCGCCCGATGGCCTTGGCAATGGCGGACCAGGGGTTGATTTTGACGGGGGCGACCTGGATGACCGTCAGCGCCAGGACCACCAGCCCGCCCCCGCCTGTCAATAGCTCCTGGATGCTCAATGTCTGCCTCCTCTGCCTAGCCCGCGGCGGGGGCCTGTGCCTCCCGGTGCAGCTGCTCCCCTTCCGCCTGGGTCAGCCGCCCAGCCTGGACCAGAGCGTCAATTCGGGCGTCATCCCACAGCCGGGGGTAGTATTTTCGGGCCAGCTCGTACACGCTCATAGCTCCACCCCCGTCATAGCCGCCAAAAAGTCCACGTCCGCCCGCAGCCGTTCTGTCTCCGTGGGCTCCGGCTCCAGCTGAGGCGGGAGGGAGGATTTCCACGCCTCCCAGGCCTCGGTGTTCGGTGCCACTGTCACTGCACTGCCCTCTGTGTCAGGATCCGGCTCCCCGGTGATGACCACAAAGCCGTTGTGCTGTACCAGCATATCCGACTGCTCATCCGTCAGCGGAATCGCTCCGTCAAAAGATGTGGACTGCGGAGGACTGTATGCTCCCGAGTCATTTGGGATAGGGTCGATATACCACAACATTTCGCTTTCCTCCTTTATCCGATTGCCACCCAGTAATATACGTCTCCCTTGCTGTTTAACTGAGAACTAGAACGGTCTTTGTCGTAAGAAAAATACCAATAAAATGTCTTTCCATCTTTAGATTTTTTCCCGTATGAGTATCTAGCTTCATCGTTGATATATCCTAGCTCGTAGAAACCATTTCCTGATTGAAATGATTCAGTAAGGGTGTCTGCTACCATGACTGCATTACTTGCCTTTTGACTTGAATAAATAGGACCATATACACCTGAGGCTGAGTTAAAGTACTGCACTACAAAAACAACTTTTGGGGTAAACGAGAAAGTTAGTTTGTTCGGGCTGCTCTCGCCCCACGCCCCTGTTCCTACATAAGACCCAGTCGCAATGCGGCACCCCTTCGCTACCGCCTGGGCGATCAGCTGATCCGAGCTCAGCCCGCCCACCGTGGCCGCATTGCCTCCGTTGGCCGGGAGCGAGGCCGGGAAGTCGGTGATCTGCGCTTTTGAGTGCGTGTGGCTCTTCGCGGCGTACAGCGGATCAAAATACCCCTTCAGCGCCGCCTTGATCCGGCTCCACAATACCCGCTTAGTGGCATTCCCCGCCGCGCTGTCCGTGACCAGCACCCCGTCGCCATCCACCGGCGGGTCCTTCAGCTCCGCCTTAGCCAGCGTCTGGGAGACGTCCATCTCCGGCAGCTGCTCCTCCGGAATCTGACCGCCATTGTCCAGCACCGCAATTTGAATGTTGACCCCTTCCGGTCCCCCAATAAACAGCTCTTTGGTATCTGTGGTCAGCCCGTATTCTCCCAGGGCTAGGACCGGCAATGTGGCCCTGGAACCCCGCTTCACTTGGATTGTAACCGCCATATGCGTATCACTCCTTATTAGAAAGTCCCTCCGTCTACAGTTTCGACGCTCATTGTGCCGTCAACGCCAATGGAGACGTTTCCGCCGCCCTTGACGTGCCCCAGCTGGGTGGCGGATGCGGTCTGTTTGGTGTGGCTGGACGGGGCCGCGCCCACGTCCGCCGCCGTGGTCCCGTGGGGGTTGCCTTTGGTGATCTGGCTGTGGTCATAGGCCGCCTTTCCACGGTCGCCTCGGTATGCCGTGCTCTCCGTCTCGCCCAGGGCCAGAGACGCGCTGATCTCCACGTACTGGCTGCCACTCCAGCGGTAGGTCAGGTTGGTGTCCTTGGCAATGTAGATCTTCCCGTCCTCGCCGGTCTCAGGGAAGGCTCTCTGGCTGTCATACTCCACCACGTCGTCCACATAGCTGGGAAGCTGTGCCGCAGGCACCTTGCCGCTGGAATCCAACTCCGCCACACCGTTGGCCTGGCCCTTCTGGCTGGCCGGGATGGCCTCCACATCATCGGCCGTCAGAGTGACAGCGGCGGACAGGGGCTTGCCGTTAATGGTGGTGCTCACGGGCACATAGGTCCCAGACAGGTCAGGCAACAGGGCGGCCAACAGCTTCCCGTCCGCCTGCACCACGGGCACGTTGCCCTGCTGTGTTCCGGTGTCTGCGGTGGACGCCGTGCCCAGGCCCGTCACCTTGGTGCTGGGGATATTGGGCAGATCGGACACCTCGATGGTCTGCCCGGCGGTCACCCGGCCCTTCTGGTCCACGGTCACCTTGGTGTAGGTGCCGGGCGTCAGGGCGGTGATGTTGGCAAGGGCCAGCACCAGCTCCACGTTCTGTGTTCCGTCAAACTGTACCGCAGGGGCGCTGGCATCGCCGGAGACAGAGAACGCACGTGGGGTGGACAGCTTTGCCGCCCTTGGGATTGATGTGGACGTTCCCGGAGGTGGCGCCGATGTACACGTTACCGGTGTCCAGGGCCACCGCCAGCTCGCCTTGGGCCAGTACCAGGTTGGTGACTGCTTCCTGTAAGCCTCTCTTGATCTGAATAACTGCCATTCTGATTTTCTCCTTTTCTTTATTGTCCGGCGTTGCCGTCAATGACTAGATTCTGGTGGGCCAGAGGATTCGCCATGTGCTCCTCCAGGCTCTCGGAGGTGTCAACGGCTTCCACGTTGTTCCCATCTACCAGCAGATTGGCGTGGGCGGTGGCCGTGGCGTTGTGCTCCTCCACCGGGTCCGTGTCCCACACGCCGCAGTCGATGTCCTGGACCAGCTTTCCGTTTTCGTCCAGGGTGGCGACTCCCTCCGGCTGGCCCTTCTCCGCCTGAGGGATAAACACCAGGGCGGTGTCCACCCTGCCGGTCACCTGGACCTGCCCAGAGAAGATCAGCTCCGTACCGAACACAAATTCTCGCAGATTCTCGCGCCCGGCCTGGATGGCCTCTCCGGCCCCGAAGGCGTTGCCGTAACACATCAGGACCTCACCCTCCTCCGGGTCGCTGGCCCACAGGCCCAGCTCCTCCCACGCAAAGGCGTCCATCCCCGTGTTGACGAACTGACCCAAAACGGTGGCGGTGTCTCCCCGGCTCTCCACGCTGGACAGGCTGAGGTACTTCAGCGGCGCCACCAGCGCCGTCCGGTCCAGGCTGCTCCCCGAAGGCAGTGCCCCCGTCCCGATCTCCCACCGGGTCACTGGAATATTCGCCCCTTTCGGCGTCTTAGCCAGCAGCGCCGCCCCGGCGCTGGTCAGCTTCACTTCCGGTATCATCTGCACTCCACCTTCCAAATAATCTGATCCCCCTGCCGTGGCAGCGCCCCCAGCCGGATCTGAGTCGTTGTCTCCTGCCGGTATTTGATGTCCCAGGCCAGATGGGCCGGCTTGAGCTCATTGATAATGGCCTCCAGGTCCTCCTTTTGGGCGATCTCCCCGATCGTGTCCAAATACCAGATGTGGAAACGGTAATGGGGGTTGTCCTCCCGTATCTCCACCCTGCTCTCGGAAAACACCTCCGCAATGGCCTTGAGCTTGTCCAGCGTGGTGGTCCCGGCCCCCTTGACCTTGGACAGGACGCGGGCCCGCCGGCGCTCCTCCGGCTGAGTGGGATCCACAGGGATGCCGTAGGCCCGCTCCCATAGCTCCAGCCCCCAGCCGCCCGCGGTGGAGGGAAACAGCTGCCGGAGGGTCGCCTCCATATCCCGCTCCGCTTGGCGGGCAGGGATGCTCAGTGCCCTCTGGAGCTCGGCGTCCTGGGGGCTCTGCTGGTAATGCCGGGGCAGCTGCTGGATCAGCTCCGTCATGTGACCTGCACCTCCTTCAGCACTGGGACGCTGTCCGCCGGGACCGTGACGTCTTCAGTCCCGCCGTTGACCGTCAGACTGGTGAAGTTCTCCACCCCTTCGATGGACAGCAGCAGGGCCAGCACCCGGTTGTAGAGCAGCGTGTATGGCTGGTCCTCCTCCGGCCCGTAGCAGATGGTCTGGTACTTGGTCTGGATCAGCTGGCGGAGGTATCCGCCCAGGCGGCTCTCCAGCTCCGTCCGGACCGCCCCGGCGGAGGTCCCGGAGAGGACCACCGCGGCAGAGACGCGGATCTCCGTCTCCTTGGCCGCGGAGACAGTGACGTCCGCGCCGGGCGGGCGTTTGGACCGGATGTTGGTCTCCACGGCCTCCACGATCTCCGGGGAGGCCCCCTCAAAGCCGCTGTCCACCAGAGTGAGGCCCACGGTGCCGGGGCCGTCCCACAGCTCCACCACCTTGACCTCGCCCACCCCGTCCACCTCCATGGCCCACCGGCGGTAGTCCCAGCCGTTTCCGCTGGTGGCGGGCCGCTTGCGGGCCTCGTCCACCCGCTGGAACAGGGCGGCGTCGCTCTCCCGGTCGGTGCCGCCCTCCCCCTGGCCGTTGACATAGCCCTCCAGGCCGGGGATGTTGACATACATCCGGGACAGGGTTTTTGGGGCAATGTTATAGGCGCTGCCCACCTCCGCCGCCTCCAGTCCGCCCACGGCGGAGCCGCCTGAGCCGATGACCACGGACTCCAGCAGCAGGAATTGCAGTCCCGTCCCGGTGAGAAAGACGGTCCCGGCTGGGATCGCCGTTCCGGCCTTGCCGGTTAGGGTGACGGTACACCGGGCGCGGGTCCCCGCCCGGCGGGTCAGGTCGTGGTAATCCCGGGCCACCAAGTCAATGAATTTCCCCGATGACTCGTCAATGAACAGCATAGAGGTGACCGCTGGAAGCGCTTTGTAGAGATTGCTCACCAGCTGGCACAGGGGGCCCGCCACAGCGTCCGCATAGCTTCCCGCCAGGGTGGAGACCCCCGTCTCCGGCGCAATGGCCGCCAGTGCCTCCTTCTTCAGGTTTTCGGTCGTACGATCCTCAAACATACAGTGCAGTCCTCCCATATACGGTGGAGAGCGCCACCGTCAGATGCAGGGTGCTCCCCTCAAAGCGGGCGTCTGAAATCTGTGCAGCTCGGATGTAGGGGTTGACCTCCAGAGCCTCCCGGACGTACCGGGCCGCCTCGCTCAGCTTGGTGTCCGCCCGGTATGGCTGTCCCACCAGGGCCTCCAGCTCACAGCCGTAGGACCAGGAGAAGTGTAAGTACCGATACCGGGCGGTGGCGATGGCCCGCCAGGCCCAGCCCTTCACGGCCTCAAGCCCGGTGACCATCACCGGATCCCCGCCCTCCCAGACAGGACGGCCCGCCTCATAGTCCATCAAAATGTCCCGGTACAGGGGCAGCCGCCCAGCCTGCCGGTCCGTTGGGGCAGAAAACATGGGCCACAGGGACGTCATAGCCTCACCGCCTTTGCCAGCAGATAATAGTCCTGTCCGTCCAGGGTCAGCAGCACCACCCGGTCCCCGGCCTTCAGGGCGAACTCACCCCGGGTCAGCTGGTCTGCAGATACCGGCGTGAGGGTCCCGCCGTCCGGACAGGTGCCCGGCAGAGCGCCCACCAGCTTGGGGCTGTATCCCTCCAGCAGGTCCTCATTGATCCACAGGTCCTCCGCCGTCAGCTCCATCCCCCCGCAGGAGATCTTCAGGCCCTCCTGACTGCCCACCAGAACCGTCCCGATGCAGAACGGTCCAATGGGCCGCTCCCGCCTGCCGGAGACGGAGATCGCCGTCAGGATCTTCCCCGCGCTCTCCTCCAAGGTGTTCATGGCGTTGTCCTCCTCTCACAGCTCCGAGCCCGCGCTGGCCTCGTTCATCAAATTGCGGAAATTCAGCTTGAATTTCCCCAGGTGCAGGCCGTTTTTCCAGGTGTGGGTGTCCCCGTCCACCCAGAACAGCCCGCTCACTCCGCTCCCGGTGTCCCGCAGCAGGACGGCGGCTCCGGTGATCAGCTCCATGGGCGGGTCCAGCACCTCCACCGTCAGGTTCTGCTGGAGCCCGTGGTCCTCCAGCCAGGCCCGGGCCTCCGCCCCGGCGTCCTCGCCGGAGCGCTGGATCACCGTATGCTCCAGCCGCCCGTTCAGGGCCTGAGAGGCCCCGTCCTCCACCCGGCGCACCATCTGGCCGCCGTCGGTGTAGATGGCCACGCTGTTGCACAGCCGCTCGATACTCCAGCTGTTGGCCACCCCCATGGTCCGGACGATCTCCAGGCTGGCCGCGCCCGGCTTCTCCACAACTTCCAGGCGGCCGTCCCCGGTGATCCGGGGCAGATAGCGTTTTCCCGTCTGCTCCCCCGCCAGGGTGTACAGGGTGGTCACGATCTTGTCCAGGGCCACCCCCGGGAACTTCCGCCGCACGGAGATCCCCGTGGGGGCCAGCGTCCCCGTCAAGATACCGAAGTCCCGGCACATCGCGGCCACGGCTGCCTCCGGCGTCACATTGTCAAAGCGGTAAAAGCCCTCGTTCCCCGCCAGGAAGCGGCCGCCGTCCAGGGCGGACAGATCGGCTACTACGGTCTGGGAGCTGGTGGAGCACTGGGTCAGCTGTCCGGTAAACCGGACCTTCCCCGCCTGCTCCAGGATCAGGGCCACCCCCTCCGCCAGGTTGGGCGCTTCCACGCTGCCGTCCCGGGGGACGGCCAGACCGGCGGACAGCGTCCGGGCGATCTGCCTGGCGTCTCCGCTCCAGGTCATGGACTGCGCCAGCCCCGTCACGTCACGAAACCCGCTCCCGCCCGGCTCCACCAGCTTCAGGTGATATGCGTACTCCATCCCGCCACCTCATTTCAACGTCCATGACTGGGTGACCGGGTCCCAGACGGACGCTGTGGCGTCTGCCAGGGCCACGCTGCCGCTGTCCGGGCTGGCGGTAGGAAGATCGTTCGCCGCCGGGATGGTGAGCACCTGACCAGGATAGATCAGGTTGGGGTTTTTGATAGCCGGGTTGGCCGCCGCCAGGCGCTTGTACTGGCTTCCGCTGCCATAATACCGCTCCGCGATGGACCACAGGCAGTCCCCCGCCTGTACCTGATAGGTCTTGGCGGACGCCGCTCCGGTCTGGCTGTCCCGGGCGGTCTGTGCGCTCCCGCCGGACACAGAGAGGACGGGGATCTCCGGCTTTTTCCACTGCCGCATGACGATGGTGAGGTACAGGTCGTTGGTGCCGTCCTGCTCTCCCTGGGTGATCTCCTCAAGCATCACCGAGGCGTTGACGCTGGTGCCGGAGACGATCCACCGTAGCTTGGCCCCCCGGTCGCTCCACACCTCCAGATCATACAGGTATTCGTACGGAGCCGCCCTGGCCCCCGGCACACAGAAGGGGTATATCTGGGCGGGGAGGATCACGTCCTCCAGGGTGCAGTCCCCCATCCTGGCGCCGCCCGGCAGGTTGATCTCCCCCAGCTGATCCAGCTGGACCGTCTCGATCCCGTTGGGGTGCCGCCAAAAATATTTCGCCGGGGTCACTGGCAGCACCAGCTCCTTCCCCGTGGCCTCCTCCAGAAATGACATGATCCGCAGCATCGGGATCTCCCTCCTTCCCTGTTCCTCAGGCCGTGAACCCCGCCTGGGCCTTGATCCACACCGCTTCCGCGATGTGCTGGGCTACCGCCTCCTCGTCCAGGCCGGCCCCGAAGGTGTTGCCGGACACCTGAACGGATATGGACGGCCGACCGCGGCCCCGGTCCTGCTCCCGGGCCTCCCGGGCGGTGAGCACCCGCTCCCCCTCGTGGAGCAGCGCGGCATAGTTGTTGTATGGCACCCGCCGCAGGCCGTAGGCGTGGCCCGCTCCGGCGGAGCCGCCGTCCAGGTCCGCGTTATAGCTCCAGTCGCCCGCCGCCGGGTCTGCGCTGCCGGCCTCCGGGTCCCCAAACAGGGAAGCGATGGCGTCCAGCACGCCGCCCCCAGCTCCCTTGGTCCGCTCCTGGGCCAGCTCGTATGCGGTGGTGGCCGCCTCCAGTGCCGAGGTATTGCTCCGGATCGCATCCAGGGAGTCCTCCTGTGCGTCCTGGAGCATCTTGTACTGGTCGCTGTTCTCGTATGCCGCCTGGGCTATCATCTCTGCCGAGCTCCGTGTAGACTCCATGGTGAGGGCTGCGTTCCGGTCTCCGGTCTCCTCATATTGCGTGGACGCCTCAGAAAACTGCTGACGCAGCTCTGCCAGCTGGGCACGGTCCTCCTCAGAGAACAGTGTGGTGCCCTCTCCCAGCAGCACAGAGCCCAGGGCCTCCCGCTTGTACTGCTCCCCCAGGTTCTCCAGATAGGCCGCGTTCTGGCCGGAGATCCCGTTCATGGACTGGATGGCCTCACCCAGTTCGCCTCCATAGGCATCTATCTCGGCCTGGAGCCCGCCCTTTCTGGTGTCGTTATAGCCCTTGCCATAGGCCGCGCTTAGCTCTGTCATGGTGTCGGATAGGGTGGAGGTCAGGCCCTCGAAGGTCCCGGCCATCTCCTCCATGGCCCCGCTGTACCGACTCTCCATGCCCGCTTGGATGATGTCGGCGGCCCGCTGTCCGTTGATCTCCCCCTTGGAGATCATGTCATAGATCTGCCCCTGGGTCTTGCCCATAGCCTCTCCCAGCATCCCAATGACGTCCACACCCCGGTCCTGGAAGATGTTCAGATATTCCAGCGTGGCCTTTCCGCTGCTGTTCATCCGGCTCATGGCACGGGCCATCTCTGTCATGTCCGCCGCCGTGACGCCCACCGCGCTTCCGGCGTCTCCGATGGCCGTCATCAGCTCCAGCATCCGCTCCGGGCTCTCCCCGAAGCCGGTGGCCAAGGCCCGGGACATCCCCGTCAGGTCCTCATACTCCATGGGGGTGGCTGCCGCCAGCCCCCGCAGATCGGCGAGGTACTGGTCCCCGACGCCCGCCCCCAGCAGCCGGTTGAAGGCGATGGCGTCCAGCTCCCGCTGGGCCGCTGTGGTGCTGCCGGAGGACTGGCTCTCCGCCTGGGCGGACTGCTGCTGGTCATAGAGGCCGCTGTAATAGCCGGCAAACGCCTGGTCCCGGCTCTCCGCCGCCTGTGCGCCGCCGGAGGCCAGCCCGATGACCCCTCCGATGGCCGCGCCGATTGCAGTCCCAGGCGCGCCCCCCAGCGACCCGATCGCGGCCCCGCTGGCCGCTCCGCTCAGGGCGCTGCCGAACAGGCCGCCGGCGTCGCTGCCAAAGGCCGACCCCACCAGCAGGTCCCCCCACTGTCCGGCGGCGTCCCCGGCCATGGAAAAGAGCCCCGCCTTGCCCAGGGCGGACAGCACGCTCCCCGCCCCTCCAACCAAACTTCCAGCCCCGCCCACCGAGCTCCCAGCCCGATTCTCCACCTTGCTGATGGCTCCGGTGGCATCCAGCAGGTCCTTCTGGGTCTGGCGGGCCTGCCTGCTGGTGAGATCCAGCTGGGCCCGGATGTTCTCATAGTTCTGGCTGGCCCGCTCAAAGTTGGCGTTGGCCGCCGCCCGGTCTGCCTCAGTGGCTGCGTCACCCAGCTCCCGGATCGCCTTCTCCGCCTGCTGGAGTTCCTGCTTGGCCTGCCTCAGATCCACATTTTTCAGCTGGATCTTGGTCTTGTCCAGCATATCCAGCTGCTTCTGAAGTCCCGCCGCATCGTTTCGGAACTCGCTTAGCGAGTTCTTCATGGAAACAATGGACTGGGACAGGTTATCTGTCACACTGAAGGCAATGCTGGCATCCGTCCTTCTGCTACTGGGCATCCTGGGCCTCCTCTCTCCGCCGGTTATAGTCGATCAGCATCGCGCAGACCACCGCCCGCTCCCCCGGCGGAAGCCGGAAGTAGGCGCCCGGGAAAATCCCGTGCTTGGCCAGCAGCAGCTCCGCTGCGGCCAGGTCTGCGCTGCTGGTCAGTTTTTTTCCAGTTCCTCCACCGCGGCCTGGATCGCCCGCCCCATCAGCTCCTCATCAGACACAGGGGTCACACTGCCCGATCCATAGCCGTTGAGCAGGTCAATGGACCGGCAGATTTTTTCCACCTCGCCCAGCCGCAGCAGCTTTTTTAGACCTTCCACCGGCGTGGCGCAGTGCATCTTCTCCCGGTACCATGCCTCCTGTTTCAGCTCCGGGTGGTTGGTGACGCTGGCCAGGATCAGATGCAGCTGGGCGTCCTCCTCCCGCCGGATCTTCATCAGCTTGTCGTATGGGGTCTCCCTCAGCGCCAGCACGATGTTCAGCCGGGGCAGGTGTACCTGGGCGATCTCCGGCCGAAACTCCGGCAGATCCAGCAGGCTTTTAATAACTGCGCGCTCCTGTTTTTTCTGTTTCTCCATGATGCTCCTCCTTCCAGACAGCAAAAAGCCGCCCTGTCTCCCTTGACAAGGCGGCCCGAATGGCTATAATGAAGATAGAAGGGCGCTGCGACAAGCGGTCAGCCCAAAGGAAATACGATCAAGGAATGACCGCTATCTTTTGGACGAGAGGGCGGTCATTTCCGTTTTGTGATCTGAAGAATCAGATCCAAAATGCCTACAATCAAAATACCGATCTGAATCAGATCAGAATATGTAACCATAGACACCACCTCCCCTCCCGGGAGTGTGGCCAACCGCCTGCCTCTTGTGCAGCGCCCGGTCTTATCTTACACACAGCGCCGCCTTTTGTCAATTTCCACCGCCCAAATGGGCGGTTTTTTTGCTATTCCTTACTCCGCCTCAATGGTATCCAGCAGTTCATACCGGCTGAAGGTGAAGGGGGTTGTCACACTGCCCTCCTTGGCCGCCTGCCAGTCCGCCAAAGTCAGGTCGTCAAAGCTTACGTTGTACAGGGCCACCCGCTCCGCGCCCCAGCTGTCCGGGTCCTTCAGCTTGGTGATGACGGTCCCCCGCTCATCCACGCCGTCCTGGAGTCCCCTCTGCCGCTGTAAAAAGCCGCTGTCCACCTTGTACAGGGTCAGGCTCCCGGTCCCCTTGCCGCTGAGGGCCTTGGTGTCGCTCATAAACTGGCCGCACAGGTTGATGGTGGCCTTGTCCTTGCTCACCTTGGCCTGACAGGCGGCGCACTCGGCGATCTTCTCGCCGTCCACCCAGACCTCCCCGAAGGTGCCGCTGAGAACCCGCTTGGCTGAATCAATCGTTCTTGCCATATTGCTCCTCCTTTCTCACTTACACCGCCAGAGCCAGCGTCTGGGCGTTGAACAGGACCTCGAAATCCTCCATGGCGTCCACCAGCCGCCCGCCGCACCGGATGAACACCCAGGAGCCGGTCTGATACTCCAGCACCTGCTGCCGGGTCAGGGTGGACACCTCCACGCCCTGGGCCTTGAGCCAGTTCAGCTGCCGGTCGTAATCGATCTCGCAGTAGCTCTCTCCAGGATTCAGCACCCCGGCCCGCTCCAGCTCCTGGAGGTACTCCAGGATATAGGCCACCAGCAGCTGCTTGTTGTCGTAGGTGTTGGGGTACTGGCCCACCCAGCTGTCCTGCACCGTGGTCCGCAGGAAATAGGAGATCAGGTCCATCCCCTCCACGATCTTGATCTTCCGCCAATCCGCGCTGCCCCCTGTGGGGATGGTGGTCAGGCTGTTCACTCCCCGGGCGATCTTGGCCTTCTGTCCGTCGTGGATCAGGATCAGCTTGCCCCCGTCGATGGCCTGGGTCTGCTCCTCCTCCGTCCGGACAGTCACCGCTGTCAGCTCCGGGAGAGGGGCGTAGGTGGCGGACATCCCCATGGGGATCCCGGCCAGCACCCCGGCCAGCCGGCCGCAGGCAGTCCCGGCGGTCACCGCTCCGGCGGCGTCCGTCATGCCGCTCTCATCCAACTCGATCACACCCATGCTGTCGCTCCCCTTGCTGCCAAAGGGCTGCACCAGCTTCACCGTCCGGTACCGGGCCCGCTGGCCCGCCACCCACTGGTTCAGGGTGGTCAGCTCCCCTTCGGTAGCGTCAGCGGGGGCGGCCAGATAGTCCACCGACACCGACTCCAGCAGCTTCAGGCCGCCCTCCAGGGCAGAGGTGTCCTCCGTTCCCGTAGGGATGACCACCAGATACACCAAGCTGGGCTGTCCCCGGTCGCTGCCCACAAAGGCCGTCTTGATATAGCTCCGGTTTGCCTCCCCCAGCTCGCTGGGGATCATGGTGTCGCTGCTCAGCCTGTGCAGCCCCTGGGCCTTGGCGTCCCGGACGAATACCGCCGCATAGCCCTTCTTGCTCCGGTTGATGGTCTGCCGGGCCGCCGCCTCAAAGGCGATCTTCAGCTTGGGCAGACCGATGCTTGTCCCGCTCATGTCCTCTCCTCCTTGTTGTATTGATTGTTGATCTCAATGTGCTCCATCTTCGGCGTCTGGGCCGTCTCCGGATCTCCGGGGTCCTCCGGGTCGTGATACCCGGGCCGCACATCGGTCCAGGCGGCCGAAAAGGACACATAGGCGCTCCCCGGCCCCGGGGCCTCCGCCGTGGCATAGACCGGGATATGCCGGTCTCCCACCTGGATCGACGGCCCGCCGAACAGGTCCAGCACCGCGTCCTGATCCCGCCGCAGGGCCTCCGTGCTTTCCACGGTGTAGGCGTCCGTGGCGGCAAACAGCTCCAGTTCCGCCTCCACAGACCACCGTACCAGCCCAATGTTCACATCCTCAAACCCGGCGTTTATCACATAGAGGAAGCCGGAGGGCCGCTTGTAGTCCTTGGGGCAGAAGTCGCGGTACAGCATCCGTTCCGGCCATAGGGCCGCGATCCGCTCCGCAATGGCCTCCATCAGGTCTGTACTGGTCACAGCTCTCCCTCCAATCCGTCAATAATTGTCTGGAGCAGCTCGTCCATCTCCGCCTGCCCCATATTCCCCAGCTGTTGGCGCACCGTCTGGTACATCCACCGCCCGGGAACGGCGGCCACCTTGATCCTGGACCTGTGCCGGTATCCTGGCTTCCCACTCTCTCTGGGTCCGCCGTGGCGGTGGCCTCCTTCGATAGCGTTGGTGATGAGGCCCACCGCGTACCGCTTCCCGCTCTTGGTGGTCTGGTATTCATTGGCCTTGGCCCGGATGGCCACATAACCGCCGCCGCTGCCCAGATGAGGGGCCTGCCACCCGGCCACCTTTCCGCTGCCGCCGATCTCCTCCTGCACATTCAGAAGAAGATCCCGGCCCATCTGCTCCAGGGCCTGCCTCTTAGCCTCCGGAAACTCCTTCAGCAGCTGCTCCCAGCTCTTCAGAAGCCGGTCCAGTCCGCTGGTGTCTACGGTTTGAGCCATTACACATCCCCGCCCCGCATCAGCTCATACTCGTTTTTGTATGGGTCCAGCACATGGCGCGCCGCCACATGGCAGACAGCCTTGGCCGGCCCCTCCTGCACCGTCACCAGCGTCCCCTCGGGCAACTGGATAGGCTTCCCGGTCACCAGCACATAGCTGGCGTCCGTCTCTGCATGAGTCTCCTCCCGCTCATAGCGGACGTACTTCTCCGTCAGGATCCCGGGGAAGGTCACCCGCAGGGTCTCCGCCGGCACAGGGCGGCCAGCCGGACCCACGGTATCCTCGGTGCGGGTGGCCAGGCACTTTACCGGCTCCGTCAGGGCCGCCTCCACCCGCAGGTGGAGCCTCCCCTCAGGCCGGATGGCGGTAAGAAACAGGTGCCGCCCGCCCCACAGCAGGGCGTTGTGGAGGGTCAGCTCCTGCCGCCGCAGGATCAGCTCCGCCCCCCGGGCTCCGATCCCCACCGCGGAGAACAGATTCCGGCTTGTGGTCTGCTCCACCTGGGCCCAGGTCCTCCGCACGGTCCGCCAGGCCCATACTCCCGGCTCGGCCTCCACCAGTTCCTGTACCTCCAGCCGCTGGTTCAGCCGCCCGGCGTCAATACTCATCTCCATACCAGCCCACCTCTTTTCCAATTTCCTCTTGACATTTTCACGGTATCGTGATATAATAATCACAGAAAGGGGGAAAACCCAATGCCTGTTATCTCACGGTTCTACGGCATGACCATCAAAATGTATCTGCTGGGGAAAGAACACAATCCGCCCCACATCCACGCACTCTATGGCGACTATAACGGCGTCATCGACATTCAGACCCTGGACATGATCGAAGGCGACCTGCCCCGCAAGGCCCTGAATATGGTTCGGGAATGGGCCGCCGATCACCAGGCCGAGCTGCTGGAGATGTGGATGACCCAAAACTTCAAGACGCTGCCCCCGCTCGAATGAGCGGGGCGCTGCGGCAGAAAGGAGCTCCCCATGTTTCATAAGATCAAATCCGTTACCCCGCTGCCCGGCTATGCCCTGCTGGTCCACTTTGCCGACGGCTGCGCCAGGCAGTACAACATGGCCCCCCTGTTGGATCAGATAGACGCCTTCGCCCCCCTCCGCACCGTCCCCGGCCTGTTTGAGCAGGTCCGGACGGATCCGGGCGGCTATGGGATCTCCTGGAACGACGACATCGACCTGGACGGCTCTGAGCTGTGGGAGAACGGCCAGCCGGTCTCCTCCCCCTTTGACGGCCTGCTCTCCTTCGCCGACGCGACCTCCCTCTGGGGCCTGCATGACAGCACTCTCCGCAAGGCGGTGGCCTACCGCAGGCTGGTGGAGGGCGTCGATGCCCAGAAGTTCGGCAAGCAGTGGATTGTCACCCGCACCGCCATGGAACGGGAATACGGCCCCCAGCCCTCTGTTCAGCCCTGACCCGCCGCCCCTTCCGGGGGCGGCTTTTTTATGCCTCCGGCTCCGTCAATTTCAGCTGGGTCAGTGCCCGGCGGAATGCCGGGTTGTCCGTCACCAGTTTCCCGGTGATGCTCACCGCCCGCTGGTCATAGGCGTCCAGCACCAGGCTGTTCACCAACAGGTCATACTGGGCGGCCCTGGGGGTCCCGGCGTCGGGGGCTTCCACCCCTGCGTTGGTCATGTAGTCCACTGCACTGTCGTACAGCACATCCAGCAGCGCCAGTTCCCTGGTGTCCGGCTCATCGATCCTGCAATAGGCCAGCAGCACCGGCCGCTTGCTCTCCGGGATCCCCATGGTCCTCCCTCCTCTCTATCAGCCGCCTGCGCCGCTGGTGGCGACCACAAACCCCTTGTCCACGATGAGGTTGCCGCCCACCATCACGTCGCCCAAAATGGCGTACATCCGCTCGACCGCCTTCACGCTCTCATCCACCCGAATGGTGTAGTCACCGAACAGGCCCAGCTCATAGTTCATGGGGTCGCCATAGACCATGGTCTGGATGGTGGCGCCTGCGCCGTCCAGGGCGGTGAGGGCGGAGGAGATCACATAGGGGATCACGGTGCCGCCGTCCACGATGGTGCCCCGGTTGGGGTTGCCGCCCTCAGGGATGATCTTGAAGATCCGCTCCTTGTCGCCGTTGCGCAGCTTGCCGATGGCCAGCAGGTCCTTCTTGTTCAGGTACAGCTTGGCATTGGCCCCCAGGGTCTCGTCGCCGCCATAGGCGAAAAACAGCTCAGTCAGCAGGTTCTCGTCCAGCGTGGCGTTCTCCAACTTTTTGAAAATGGTGCCGCCCGCCACGTTTTTGGCATTTTTCACGCCGAACATATCGGGGCTGCTCTGGCCGTCGCCGTTGAAAATCATGGCGGCGATCTGCCGCTTCATGGCCCGCATGGCCATGCCGTGGATCTTCTCATAGTAGCTGGCGGGGCTCAGCCGGTTGATGTTCCGGTCCACAAAGCTGGTCACGTTCAGCTCATAGGGGGCGATCTTGGCCACGCCGAAGGTGGGGTCGGTGGAGGCGGTGCGGGCCTTGCCGGCGTTGGTGGTGGCCTTGCCGCCCTTGGCGTCAATTTCGGAGATCACATAGGGCTCCAGATAGGCGCCCATGCCGGTCAGATCCTGCACATAGACCTCGTCCACCACAGAGCACACCACGTTGCCCAGGGGGTCGCGGATATTGCTGCCCGCCCCGGTGGGCTGTACGATGCTTCCGGTGGCCAAAGTCACCTGCTTGCTGGCCTGGTACACATCCCGCATGGTCTCCCGGGCGGAGAACTTTACCTCGCCGCCCTTGCGCAGGATGTCGGCGCGCTCCAGAGCCTTGTCCTTCTCCTCGGCCGGGTCTTTGCCCCGCTCCATGAATTTTCGGTCCTGCTCCTCCAGCAGCTTCTCCACGTCGGAGATCTCGCCGTTCATATTGGCGACCTTCTCCATCTCGGCGCGGTACTCCGCCTGCTTGCCCTCCTTCAGCAGGGCCTCGGCGTTCTCCAGCAGCGTGGTCCGCTGGCTCTTCAGTTCGATCAGCTTGCGTCTCATATCCATGCTCCTCCTCAAATTCTCATTTTTTCCAGCTCCAGCAGGGCCTCGTCCTGCCAGGCTCCGTCTGGGTTCCCTATTTGACCGGGCGCTCCGCCCGTGGGATCACTTCCCGGGCCCTCCGGCCCGCCATACCGTTTGACCACCCCGGCCTCCGGCTGGGCCGGGACCGGCAGCAGGGACACCTCATAGGCGTCCACCGCCTCATCCAGGATGATGATGCACATCCCCTCGTCGTACATCTGTCCCTTGTTGTGCTCGCACCAGTGCTG